ATTTTACCATTAAAAACGGCTAATTGCCTGCCAAAATATGTAGCCAAATGTAGCTACAAAAAACAATGTCCCAAAAAGCGCCCATAAAGCCTCATATCGCTTTTCTGTAGGTCTTTGTATAGCTGTGGCGTAGTCAGCGTCTTTGAACGCTTCTGACGCTGTTTTATAGGTTTTACCTACCATTCCAAAGTTTCTAATACTCATATCTACTTCCCCTTCCTTACAGTTAATTGTAAAACTACCATCCTTCTCTTTATAAATAACGGTCTTCATAATTTAGCCAAGATTGGTTTTTTAACTCATATCCAAATGCGTAATGCAATGGGTTGTATTTTTCTATTTCTTTGCGCTTAAGTTCTAAGCACAGGTTTTGTATTTCAAAATCAATGTTATTGCGCAATTTAAAGCTATTCAAACAAAGCATTTTGATTTCCTTTGGCTTGAAGCGCTTTTAAATAGTTTTTAAGCGCGGTGTCGTCATCTCTAAATATTAGTGTAAATAAGTGATGAGTGGGCATCCGGACAGTATGTTCTTCAAATGTTCCCCTGCGGACATAAAATGAAAACGCCCTACAAGCCAATTCGTTTTCTTTGCAGCTTTGCGCCTGGTCGCATTTGTCGCATGGCGCTTCGCCTTCAAAAACCCTACGAATGTAATCTTCCATAAATCCCCTTAAAAAATAAGCAGGTCAAGGTCTTTTTAGTTTGAAATCCCTGCGGGCCATAAAGCTGAATAGTGTCAATGACCTGCTATGAAAGTAATTTATTCCGAATTACAAGGGGTTTATATAGGGACAAACCCTATGTTTGTATAAAAACAACAGGGCTGTATTTGGCAGTTGCTATCAATGGGTCAGAAAGCCGCAAAATTACCCAATTACTGCATCCTACATTGGCGGCTTAACGCCCAAATAGGGTGGCTTACTTGTTTCTTTACACTTTCAGCCGTTGTAAGGTGAGGGGCAGAACACTCCGTGATGTGTGTGGTCAGGCAAGGGGAAAGCCTGTCTGCCGCCTCTTGGTTAGTTTAACTTATTTTTAAGTTTAAATACTTTAAGTAGGGCTAAAAACGCTTCGTAACCGTCTTTTAGGTCCTGTTCTTCGTGGATTTTTATTGCCACTTCGTTAGTTTCGCCATTAACAAAAATGTTAGCGCATATAGCACCTGGTGCTAGACCTTCGCGGTAAGCTGCCAGCTGTAATGTATGTTCGTAATATGGCGTTAATTCGCCTGGTGTTTTTTCTGTGGTTTTAAAGTCCACAACTATGCCAGGCAGGTGGTTAATTGGGTCGGCCTTTGTATACAAATCAACTTTGCCGCCATAACCTTCTGGATGGCTAAATGACTTTTCTGAAAGCCACAGCCGTTTTCCAAAGGTTGCATCCAAATGTTCTTGTATACGATGGACATACACAGGCCACTCAGGTAAATAATCAAGAGAGAAATAACCATCAAGAACAGCGTGTATAGCAGTTCCTCTTTCCGCGGCTTCACGGCTTTTGCTTTTTGCAAGTTCAAGTATTCTTGATACCCATTCTTTTTCATCTTCCCCATCCCATCTTGGATATTCTACGGCTGCATATAGGACTTGAGTTTGTTTCCATGTATCAAGGCCTGCTTTTGATAACATTCCGTTAATTGTTGATACGCTTGGGACAAGTGAACCATCTCTAGCGTCACGAACTGTCGTGTTTCTTTCTTTACCGTTTTTGCCGATGGTGGTGTAGCGTGGCGCACCTGTTTTGGCGCAATACCAATGCCCTGATTCTGATGCCATGTTTTTCCCCTTATGTTCAATTACTTAACTTGCAAATTTAAAATTTCGCTTCTTTCAGCGTCATTACTGACTACATCTGCCGCCAATTGAAATGCTGTATTTAAAACGCTTTGTAGACCATCTAAAGTCATGCAGATTAATTGTCTTTCTTCATCCACATGGAATTCTTCAGTTTTTACCACGGCTTTTTCTTTCAACATACAATTCAATTGGCTGTGCATTTTACACTCCTAAAATGGAAGGTCTGAATCTTCAATTGTGTTGCGTGGCAATTCATCGCTACCAGCTTCTTTAAAGCCCATAGGTTGTTTTACTTTGCCTACGGACACGCTAAAGAATTTGCCTGATTTTCCTTCTTTAACCCATGCGGATAACCAATGTTCTTTGCCGTTTAGCATGATTGAACCTGTGTAATCAGGGTGAGTTTCAGATGTTTTGCGATTGTTTTTAAAAAGGCTACCGCTACCTTCTTTTGGTGTATAGGCCATTAGTCCATCTCCACAGGTTTAGTTACAGATTTAATTACTTCGTTCATTTGTTGCTTTCTAGGTTCTATAGAAATGCTATTAGCATCGTCATCGGCTTGCACTACACCAACGACTGCTGCCAAAGAATATCTACGCATATAAGTGATTGCAGACCCAGCGCCTTGTGGGTCTACTTTACTTACAGGCAATGTCATTTCTTGACTAATCCATTCTCCAGATTCGTGCGTGAGGATTGTTGTCAAAGACATAGACTTATCTATTTCGCAATAAGACCCAGGGAATTGAGATACAGCCAAACCGTTAGCAGCCAATAAATCACGGCAAGCATCCCAAACAGATTCAAGGTCAGCATAATTGGACTTGAAAAAAGGATTTTTGCTATCTTTTTTAGCATAGGTTAATTTCCCCTGAACGATTGATAATGCTTTAGCTAAGTTAGCAATAGATTCGGACTGGTTCATAGCGAACCCCCAAATACTGTGCCGAAATCATCAAAAACTGATTGAAGTAAATTGTTTCTTTTGTTGTTTGGTTTTCCACAGGCCGCCCTTATTACATCCACATCGTCTTGCGACAATTCTGTGCCGTATTCCATGTTGTCAAGCGCTTCTTCTAAACGCTGTTCCATTTCTTGCATTACTTGTGCCATTTCATCCATATATTTTCTCCCTTTGGCGTATAGCAAAATTGCTATAGTTACACTTTAACATAACTTAACCGCATTGTGCAAATATCTTTTTAAGCGTTGTATTTATGCAATTTGTTGTGTTAAGATGACTACATTATGACATTAAAACTAACCGAACACGCATTACTTCAACTGTTGGGTGGCACTAATAAAGTCGCCAGAATGTGCGAAGTTGAACCGGCAGCAGTTTCTCAATGGAAAAAAAACGGCATACCTAGAGAACAATTACTGTTTTTAGCCGCCAGAATTGAAAAAGAATCTCATGGGCTTGTAACCCGCAAAGATTTGTTTCCAAACAACTTTTGGCTGGTATGGCCTGAACTGTTGGAAAAACACAACGCTTTTGGCTTGCAAGACCCTATAGACGAGGAGTAATATCCTAGTCCGCACTCCAGGCGATACAAAGGGCTTAAATGGGCCGCGTGGAAGAAAACATAGGCAGATGACTCACCCCATCATAGCCTCGCAGCGTTAAATGGCGACTGCACAAGATTTTAGGGACAAGGTGATACAAGACCTTTAATCGAATGAACATTACCTCTGGGAGGACTGGTTGGCATACATCTTTGCCGATGGGTCGCGTTGATAGTCGCCTATCACCCTTGGTCAAGTTGTATGCAAAAATACAACATAAGGGAAAATACTTAGTGACACAGACAAAAAACGATAAGAAACTGACATTGTTGTTTAACTAAAAGGGGAATTAAAAATGAAAGACTTTATCGGTAGTTGTTTATTGGGCGCGTTATTAGGTTGCTTGTTTGCTTATGGCGTGCCAGCAAAAGCGCAGACCGTGCAATTGACAGACAGTCAAGGCTACAGCGGGGGAACTGTGCAAATCAACGGCAATACGGCCCAGTTTGTAAATCCACAAGGAATTACTACACAAACCGCAACGCTATATCCTAATCAAGTGGTTATCAATAATCCTGGAATATCAAATCAAGCCATCGTTATTGGTCAGCCTAGCTACTTTGTTCCACCAAGTCCACCAACACCGGCATCACCAAGGGTATTGCAATAATGTATTTTATTTATGATGAATGTGGCGAGTTAATGCGTTGGGTAAAAACCAAAGCAGAGGCAAACCACATCATCAAAACCTACACAGATTGGTCATGGAAATATGTTCCAACCGTAAAACCTAAATTTGACTGGTCACAGTTTGCAGAAGCACCATTTTAAGGGGTTAAAATGTTTGATGATTTCTGGGATTTATACCCAAAAAAAGTAGCAAAAGGCGCAGCTATTAAAGCCTGGCAAAAACTGAACAAAGCAGAACAATCAGAAGTAATTAAGGCTTTGCCAAACCATTTAAAATATTGGAAAGTTAAAAGCACAGATAAGGACTACATACCATATCCTGCCACTTGGCTTAACCAAATGCGCTATCTTGACGAGTTAGACTTTGAAGAAAGCAAACCCAAGAAACCGCCAATACCTTGGTATTCTACGGAAGAATTGACACTTGCAAAAGCTAGAGAACTTGGAATTACTCCTTACGCCGGAGAATCCTACGCCCAACTTCGACAGAGAATTTCTACACAAATCAGCCGTCAGGCAACTGTGTAAATTTCGCAAAGAAATGGGTTTATCAAAGTTTAGGCAATACATCACAGACAAAAAAAATTTACATCAATATTTTGCAGACTTTCAAGACCAGTATGCAAAAGGAAACAGGGGAGAATGGGGAAAATGGATATAGAAAAATATATTGTGGCTGCCACAGGGTTAGGTTATTTGGTTGTGGGCCTGGCGCAATACTTTAAAGGGTCGCCATCCAATACTTTAATTTGGTTGGGCTATGCCGCGGCACAAGTCGGTTTATGGATGAATCTTAAATGAAAGAATTTAACCCACATGATGCAATTGACTTTATCTTTAAAAATGCGCCATCGTATGCGCAAGCAAAGGGGCGGTTGGCGGAACTTGAAACTTTTAAAAGTTCTCTTAAGGCGATTAAAATGGCACAAACAGACGAACAAAGTTTGGGCGCGCAAGAACGAGAGGCTTATCGCAGCCAAGAGTATCAAGATTTATGCAAGGCAATTGGACAGGCTACAGAACAGGCAGAAGCGCTTAAATGGCAGTTAGAAGCAGCTAAAATGCGTTTCCAAGCCTGGCAAACAGAATCAGCCAATAACCGTAATATTGAAAGATTAACAGCATGACAAAATACATGAGTATTTATTATCCACCATTGGATTCATGGAATTGTATGCCTACTATTAATTATTTTGAAAAAGAAGAAAAAATGATTGACTATTGTGAACCATATCTAAAAATACAAAAACTAATTAAGGAATATCACACAGCCACATTAAAAAATCAGTTTGAAAAGGCTACAAAAATTGCCCATGAATTAGCTGATGAAACAATCCGGCTAGAAATAGCAAGCATTAAACAATTAAAAAACCAATGGATAAACCAATAAGGTCTATGCGTAACCCAAACCCCAAGGTCGTAGACTATGGGGAATTGATTGGGTTAATACCGGACAATGATAAGTTTTCACCAAGTGATGTAGACGGCATTTGTGAAAGAAATGGGCAATTCCTAATAATGGAATGGAAGCGCCCTAAAACTGACGATTACGAAGGTGAAAAAGTAAGCTATGGTCAGCAAAGACTATTGCAGGCGTTGGCTGCAAAAGAAGGTTTTATCGTTATTATTGTTTATGGACACACCGATGAAGAAATGGTGGTTGAAAAGTTCTTCAGAGTTCAGCCAAAAGGACCATGCGTAAAAGTTGGCGTGGGTGTTGAGATGTTTAAAAACTTTTATAAACAATGGTATGAATTAGCTAATGGCTACAAAAAATGAAAAGAAGTCATTTAACCAGATTGCAGAACTCGGATGTATTCTCTGTTCCGAAATCCTTGGGTTTGAAGGCACTCCGGCAGAACTCCATCATATCCGCAGGTATGGAGGTAAACGGTCTACATCCCCTGTCATTCCACTTTGCCCAGAACACCATAGGGGAAATAATGGTGTTCACGGATTGGGTCACAAGGGTTTTAGCAATAAATGGGGCGTTACCGAGGAGGCGTTATTGGAACGAGTCAATCAAAAACTTGGAAAGGGAAATGAGTGAATGATATTTTTTTAGCGTTTGGCGTATTGGTGATATTGCTACCAGCAATTGCCGTATGGATAAGCCTACAGTTCTAGTGGGTCAAAACCCAATTCGTCTGATATTACTTTAGTTCTTCTGCGAAACTCTTTATCGTGATGAGTCCATTTGTTTGTTTTGTGCCTACTCATGTGGACACATTCATGGCAAAGCACCCTTATAACAGTAGACAAATGACCGCATTTTTCTGATGAAATAGTAATGGTGTGTTCGTGGTCGCCGCCATCGTCATATAAATAAGTTCCCATTACTTCTTTGTCTTTGTCCACAACAAAGTTAATTTCTTCCGGCAAAGGCATAGCCCACTTGTCAAAAGGCTTCATACAGTAAATTGCGCTGTATAGGTTCTTAAGAATAGCTGGTGTCAGTTTCATACTTTGTGAATCTTTCCGCGGAATTCGACTTCATCTTCACCCCAGACCCTAATCATTTCTGGTTGCAGTAATTTGGACCTTTCAAAAGAAAGCATTACAAACCCTGAATTCCAGTCTTTTGGAGTATCTTCAGTATATGCGAATTGTTGCCCATGCAAATCGGCTAAAGTGCCTGTCTGAACGCCCCAGCGTGTGCCGTTATAGTCTGATACCGGCATCACCGATAAATGGTGTGTATGGCCTGTAATCATGTTTACACCGGCATTTAAGGAATTGGCACGACCTGCGCTAAATCCACCTTTCCAGCGATGTTTAATGCAAGTGTCTTCATTTACCCAAAATGACCAGCATGGCAGCCAGGCAGGGAAGTGTTCTTTTAAGGTTGTTCCGACCACGCCTTCAAAAGCCGGCAAATTCTCAATAATGCGCATTTCCCAGCGTGCATCGTGATTTCCTAAAGGCCAAAACATTTTTGCGCCTCTTGCCACCCTTTCAATTTCGCCCAAGTAATATTGCACCGCTTCCAATTCTTCTTGAACTGTAGGCAACTTAGACCAATCCTGGCGTGGATGACGGCTAATAGAAGCACCGTCAAGCGCATCGCCATTACAAACAATAGCAGTAGGCTTATATTCTTTAATACACTCCAAAAGCGCTTTAAATGCGGTTGTAGTCTGGTCAGGCCAAAAGTGCGCATCGGAAAAGACAATTACGCGCCCTTTTTCAATTTCCATTCCCCTGCGAGTATTTCCGACTGTTTGTTCGGTTTTCTTATAATCGCTTATTCGTTTATCGTTAAAACTGTCTAAGGTAATGCCTAATCTAGTTTCTATTGACCTTCTGCGGTTATATACAGCCCTTTCAGTTAATGCGTGAATTCTTGCAAAAGAAAGCGGCGAACCAATTTTGTTCCATTCAGATATAAATTCTTCATCTGACATCCAATATCCGCGCATCAAAATCCCCTATACTGTTAAGTTGATAAACACTAACATAATTTTATGTCATATATTAAAAAAGTTGATAAAAATCAAAAGGATGTTGTCAAAGCGCTACGAGATTATGGCGCTGATGTCTTTCTGTTGCACACAGTCGGAGGCGGTATACCGGACTTGCTGGTTTGCTACGAAGAACAAACCATTTTAATGGAAGTAAAAGACGGTGCAGACAAAAAGATGACACCCCAGCAAATTACGCTGTTTGCCGGTTGGAAAGGTGGCCCATTACATAGGGTAAATTCCGTGCAAGAAGCCGTAGAAGTGCTAAAATCATACGAACTCTGAAAGGTTTTTTATGAATGAAAATATGGCTTTGTTTGCCGCAACCATGTTGCACAGCGCAACAAATACACATTTCTTTCATTGGTCTACTAATTCCTATGCCCAACACAAGGCTTTAGGCAATTATTACGATGAAATTGTCGAACTTGTAGATGACCTAATAGAAGCCTATATGGGCTGCTATGACCAGTTAAAAACCTTCCCAAGCGTATACCACCAGCCAAAAGAAGCTGTTAAGTATATGGAATCATTGAAGAAATTTGTGGATGAAGCACGCCAAGATTTGCCGCAAGAAACACAAATACAAAACATTGTTGATGAAATCGCCCAACTAATTGACTCAACCCTTTACAAACTACGCTTTTTAAAATAAGGAATTACCATGCCACTCGATAAATCAGGAAGCAAAGAATCTGTAGGCAAAAACATTAAAGCCGAAGAAAAAGCTGGTCGCCCTAAAAAGCAGGCCGTGGCAATTGCTTTGAATGTAGAACGCGATAACGCCAAAGGCAAGCGCAAAGCTGCATTAGAAGAAGCCTATGGTCGTTTCTTAGGCAAGCGTGACGCAGAAAAGATGTAATCATGGCAATTACATTACCATCTGTGGTGGGTCACAAAAACAAAAAACCCCAAGAAGAAGCGGTCAGCGGCAAAGATGACATTCTCAATAAAAAGATGAATGAACGCATGAAGCGTAAAGCCATGATTCAAGCGCAATTTAATAAGTTTCAGAAGGACATTGCATAATGGAATTTGCCGACAAACTCGCAGAACTTCTACGCTTAAATGATGAGAATAAAGCGTATGTCGGTTATCCACAAATGCAAGTAGGTTTAACTAAACCTAGACAAGCTGGCGCAGTTACAGGCTTTTTAGAGGCTGCAACAGGTTTGCCATCTATGCAAGCAAAAAACCCAATTACAGACCCTAATTATGCGGCTTACGAACAGGGTCAAAATTACGGTGAATTAGCAAACGCAGCATTAATGGCAGCGCCAGGCATGGCAATGTTAGCAAAAAATCCACAAGTATTAGCAAGGGCAGCCAGTCCGTTGTATCGCCCACAAGTTACTACAGAAGCAGCAGTAACCCCTAGCAAAACCCTTTTAAACGCATCCGGCAATCCTGAAGCTGAACTATTAAGCCGTCAGCGTTACGAAACAGCAGCCAGCCCATCATTGTTGCGTGATGTTGCTGAAAGACAAGGATTTTGGGAAGGCGAAAGCAATCCATTATTCGTAGCTAAAGCGCAAAGAACTTTGAATGTAGGCAAAAACCCTGCATTATTGAAAGATGTAGCCCAGACCGCGGAAAACCTAGAACAAGCAGGTGCAGCGGTAACTAGAGTTACTCCATTACCTTATGGCAACTTATCCAAAGGCAACGCAGCATTACTAACCAGAAACGGCAAACCTTTAACTAATGAAGACATTAAAGAGTTAAATAAAGCATTAGGCGGTTTTGGCGATACTGTGGTCCAGCACAGGGCCGGCGGTGAAGGATTGATATTTAAAGGCGGTTGGGATGATTCTGTAAGCCTGCAAGAAATGGTAGACAAAGCCAAAGGAACTATCCCAGGTTTAAAAATTAAGCCAGCATTATCTACAGAAGGGATTGACCGCAAATATTTTGAACGCCCTGATTATCCACAGATGGGCGCGACACCAAGGGAAGCCAACCGTCAAGGTCAGCTTACCAAGGCATTTGATGAGATATTGAAAGCTAAAGGGTATCGGCAGGAGTAAAGTCAATTACTTTGTATTTATTTTGCAACCAAGGGGTAGACACTAAATGCTTGCCCTTTGGCGGTTCATTAAAATACAGTAAATAAGCCTGTTCGTATTCTTCCCTAGATTTCAGTATTGCTTTGGCAGCATTAGAACTATTGCCAGGGTAATGCGATAAATACGATTCGCAGGCCAACTCTACAGATTTTGGCGCAGGAAAAGCATCATTTTCCCAGCGATTGTAAGTAACCCTATGCACGCCCAGCAATTCAGCAGCTTTTTCTTGAGATACCCCTAGTATCTGTCGCCATCGTTTAATGTCATAAGTCATGTAACCCCCTATTAAATTCTTGTAAATACTGCAAAATCGGCACGGCCTTGTAGGCGCTGGAATGGTTGCGTTGGATAATGTTGGCGGTTTGTTCGCTATAAATTTCCACGATTGCTTTATTGGTCAATTTATCCACAATTACCCATGACGCTGTTTTGTTTAATGAAGTCATGTGATTCCCCTAGATATTTTTAGAATAAACGGAATAGGTATACCCATCTTTTTTAGCGTTTAATTCATCCGCTACTTCTTGGGCTTGGCTTTCAAAGTAATACAAAGTGGTTGAAATGCCACATAAACCTTCAGCGCTAATACATTTAATAAAATATGCGTTCATTTGTTTTCCCCTTAAGCGTAAGCAGTCCAATGTGATTCTTTAAAAATTGGTTTACCTTCAATAACGGTAACTGGTTCAATCTTCCATGCGCTAGAAAAGCTATTAACCTTGAAATGCGCTTCTGATGTTTCAGAGTATTTTTGAATCAATTTTTTAAATGGTTTGCCGATAAACTTGCCAGGCGCAGGAACACAATTACCTTGCAAATAACCATCTGATTCGCTAAATCTGCCAATTTCGCACACAGTAGCGGTTTTGCCGGAAACAGCAATTACTTCGTAGTAATCAATATTGGTCTGGTCATAGCCCCAAGATGATTTAAAAATATCACCAACTTTAACGCCATGATTGGCTGAAGCTGCAATACGGTCAGCTTTAATTTTGGCCTTGCGTTCTGCCCTGTCAGCAACATTCTTAAATGTGCGCACAACTTCAGTATTGCGTTGTTCTGCATTTTTAAAGCGATAGTGCCATGTAGGCTTAACTGCGCGGCCTACGAAACAAATAGCTGCACAAACTGGCGCTTCTTTGTAGTAAACCTGAACACCTAAGTCTTGGTCATCCCAAGATAATTCGTAACCTTCTGGAATGTAGCGTTTGTCTTGAATGTTGTTCATGTAAATTCCCCTTTAAATAAACATTGATAAGTTACTGCATGACTCCAATGTAACAGATTGCTACAGTATTTGTATAGGGACATACCCTAATATTTTTATATCTGTTGTTTTTTTGCAATTGATGTAGAATCTGCCTATACAAATCAACCACTTGAGAATGTATGACATCTAAAGTAGAACAAACTAGAAAGAAAACAGGCGGCAGACAAGCTGGAACGCCTAATAAGGTCACTCAAGAGGCCAGAGAGGCCGTTAGGGCATTGCTTGATGCTAACCTGCCATATCTTCAGACATGGCTTCAAAACACCGCAGAAGGCTTATTTGATGACCAGTCTGGAAAATGGATTGTTCCACCTAATCCTGGTAAAGCCTGCGATATTGTTCAAAACATGGTTGAGTATGCTGTGCCTAAACTTGCGAGGACTGAAGTTGTAGGCGATGAAAAGACTCCTGTCCGTATGGTGGTGTCTTGGAAGAAATAATCCAAGAAGTCGAACTCGACTATAAACCCAGAGATGTATTCTTAGATTTTCACGACAGAACCCAAAGGTGGGCTGTCATAGTAGCCCATCGGCGTTGCGGTAAAACAGTATCTTGTTTGAACGATATGATATTTCGCGCCCTAATAGAGGGCAAAGAAGACGGTAGATACGCTTATGTTGCACCATATTACAGCCAAGCAAAGAATGTAGCCTGGGACTACCTGTTACGCTTTAGTAAGCCTGTAATGGCTAAAGCTAATCAATCAGAACTATGGGTGGAATTAATAAATGGCGCAAGGATTAGGTTGTTTGGTGCTGATAATGCTGACTCTTTACGAGGTTTATACCTTGATGGGATTGTC